TCGCGGGCGGCGAGGGCGTCGCGGGCGTCGAGGGCGGCGAGGGCGGCGAGGGCGGCGCGGGCGGCGAGGGCGGCGCGGGCGGCGCCCGCGACGCGGGCGGCGAGGGCGTCGCGGGCGGCGCGGGCGTCGCGGGCGTCGCGGGCGGCGCGGGCGTCGAGGGCGGCGCGGGCGTCGAGGAATGTGTGCGCTGTGATAATCTCGGTAGGCGCTGGCTGCTTGAGCGCAGCATAATGCCGCTGGAACGCCGCACGGATCGCGTCTTCGTTCGTCGTCGGATCGGTCGGCCACGCGTCCAGGGCGGCGATATAGCGCTCGAGCAGGGCCTTCGAGGATTCCATGCGTCGCATCATCCCCTTCCGTTCAGCCACCAGTCCCACGCCAGACAGGCGATCGCGGTTCCGCCGGCGGCCAGCGCGAACAACGCCCCGTACAGCTCCCTCTCCATCAGCCCGGCACCATCCATCCGGCGCCCTCTTCCATCGCCACGAACTCCCCTACGTGCATCGCGTACAGGCCGTCCGGCAAGCCATGAGCGGCGGCGCACTCGAGAATGGCGGCCGGGAGTTCCAGTGCCGCCCGCAGGCCCAGATCGTCGCCGAGGTAGTGCCCGAAAGGCACGGTTCGGGCCAAGTGGGCGAGCCGTGCGACGCACCGCCGCTCCTCCTGCGTGGCGAACACGCCCGTGCGTCTGATCTTCACGACCCCACCTCCGCCACCGGCGCCGGGAGCTCTTCGAACCGCAGATCGAGGTGACGTCCTGCGGCCTGCTCGACGGCGCGGGAAAGCTGTGCCGTCAGCCGGCTCCGCAGCCACTCGATGGCGTACGCCGACGGAGCGCCGACGGTCAGCGAGTCGTCCTCCACGCGCAGCCCCGTTGTTCCCCGCAACCAGGTCGAGTAGTTTGACGGCGTCATCGTCGACCCGAGCTCGGCGAGCACGCGGTCCCAGATCAGCGAGGCCGTGGCGGCGTCCTTCCCCGTCAGCGGCGTCGTCGCTGCGTTTAACTGCCGGCGATCAGCGCGCCGCTGTCGCGTCCAACCTTCCTCCCAACGGTCCACCGAATGTCGGCGCTCGTGCTCCAAACAACGGCGGAGATAACCCCCCGGGTTCTTTAGGTCGGGGTTGGCCGTAAACCGCCCCGTCCGGTCGTCGAGGACGGTCACGTCGTAGCGCGTCATGGCGGCGAGGATGCGCCGTATCCCGTGGGTTCGGACGAACCGTTCTGGCGACATCGTTTCGAGCTCCCGAGCCAGCCAGCTCGCCAGTAACTTCGCCGCCAGCTCCTCCGCCGATCGCGCGCGCCGCCGCCCGCGTCGGCGCGCGGTGGTGAGTGGTGGTGAGTGGTGAGTGGTGAGTGGTGAGTGGTGAAGTGAGTGAGTGAGTGAGTGATTAACGTCTCTCTTTAAGAGATCTTCGTCGTACGCGCGCGCCCGTGCGCGTGAGGCCTTCTCCTCCTCGGTCGGCGGGACGACGTGCAGAAACGGGACTTGGCGGGCTGGTTCGCCCATGATGGGTTGCCTCCTTCCAGGCTACGAAACGGTTTCAACATGGGGACAATGGCACAGCCGCCGCCGGTTTGTCAAGCTCTGAGGCCTCGCCAGATACGAGTTGACCTCCTGATTACGGATCAGGTGGTCAACCCCCTGACTCGATCCACCCGCCTAAGCCCCTGCCCCGACAGGCCCCCGGCGACGGCTCCGCCGACCTTGCGGAGCTCTGCGGAGCGGGCGCGACCAGGGACGAGAAAACAGCGGCGCCCCCCGGCAAGGAGGGCGCCGCTGCAACCCTGGAAGGATACCGCAATTATAACAGGCGCGTAAGCGCCTGTCTAGTTGTCCGCCTAACCGACCACCTCTCGCCCCCGCTAACCCGCCCGCTATCGCCCTCTCCAAGCCGCTTCGGTTAGCGTCGCTGAATGGGGTTCAGGAGGTCGCTGGTTCGAATCCAGTCGCCCCGACCAGAACAAGCACCTATCGAAAAGGGTGTGCTACAATGTGGTCGTACAACTCGCCGGTTTCCCTCACTGGGGCTTGCCTCCAGGCGACGGTTTCAACACCCGGCGAGGAGAACGGCGAACGGCGTGGCCCCTCGGTCGCAAGACCCGGGGGCCACGCCCGTTTCCTCTACCCAACTCTTGTCGACTGGCAAACGCGCGCGGGGACTGGCTCGATAGGAGGAGGTCAACGAGATGACGCTCGATGATCAGCGCATCAGGGATGTGATGGGGCTTATCGCTAGGGACACAGCGGCCGCCATCACCGGAGGCCAGGTCTCCTACGCCGGAGTGGAGCCGGCGGCGGCTGTCGCTTGGCTAAGCCAGCAAACGTCGTATCGGCTCAAGGGGAACGGTCGAGCTGCGGTCCACGCTATCTGCTACCTCTTCGTCGCAGAAGATGAAGAAGCGCTCGCAGCCGTGCGCCGACAGATTGGTTCGGCTCTCCCTCGAGGTCGGAGGCTGTGAAGACCCCGGCCTCGCGCTCTGTCGCTAGCACTTCGTACTCAACCATGTAAGGCCCTCCTTCGCTAGAACGTCCTTGCTACCCTGATGGTGGGAGGTTGTCTATGCCGACCGCCGTCGCGGAGCGACCCACGCCCTTCCAGCTGCTCGCCGCGCTGAAGGCGCGCACCGGCCACTCGTTCTTCGAGCTCCTGGCCTACGCCGGGACCTGCCATACCTTCTGCCTCACCGTCGACCAGGCGCTCCTCGTCCTCGAGCGCTCCGGCTCGCCCGACGCCGGCGCCGACGCCATCGTGCGCGGTCCCCTCGAGGAGCTGCTCGCCGAGACGCCGCGCGCTCCCGACGCCATCGTGCCCTGGTGGGTTCTCTGACGCCCTGGTCGTCTACCCGCCGATAATATCGCCAGGGTAGGCCCCTAATCCCGCCGCTCCGGCGCGCACAGCGCCGAGAGACGGCGAAACCACCTACGCCCATGTACCAGGCCGGTTCCTGCTTTTCGGCCTCGTTCTTGGCAGATGTTCAGGAACCGGCCTCCCGGCGGGCCCGATCAGGGCCCCGCGAGGCTCTTTCGGCGCCAGCGCATCCGTCAGCTGAGAGAGCCTGGACGTGGCGCCCCTCGCGGGGCCCTGGCCGGGCCCGCCCGCCCGGCGCGAGCGGGGAAGGGCGCAGGACACCTGCGCCCCCGGCCCGCGAGGGCGAGACGAAGCCCCCCGCGACCGGGTCGCGCCGTTGCCGACCGCGCCGTCCTGCGCCCCCGCTCGCGCTGGGCTTTCAGCGCGCCGACGGGAGCTGGAGTCTGGCCGGACCGAAGGCGAGCACGGTCTCCGCCCCCGAGTTCGTGCGCTTGAGCGCGTGCTGGTATGTCCCTGGCTGTAGGAGGAGCGCTCCCGTGCCAGAGTTGACTGTGTCGTCGTCTGCGATCGCAACGTCGACGATGGCGTTCGGCCCGTCGAAGATGTTGATGCCGCTGCCCGACGGCGTGGCCTTCGCGATCAGCGCCGGCGCCGACTCGTAGGCCCCCTCCCGCAGCGACCAGGCCAGAGTCCAGCTCGTGATGTCCTCCATCGCGTAGCCCCTGAACCCCGTCTGGACGGCGCCGGGCAGCGCGCTGACGGCCAGCGACGTGTCGCCAAAGGCCGCGGCGGCCGAGAGTGTCGCGACGACGCCGGCGACGTTCTTGCCGTGTGGGCGGAACCGCACCTTCGCCCCGGACGCGATCGGCTCCAGCAGCGGCCTGACCAGGATGGTCGTTGCGTTCTTCACCGCCCGCTCTGTGACCTCGACCGCCTCCCCGGTGCCGACGTAGAACCGCAGCGTCTTGTCCTCGCCGAGGAACCACGCCTTGTCGAACCCAAACCCGATCGGCTGCAGCGCGCTCATGTCTCAGCTCCTTCCGCTAGATGATGTCCTGTCGATGGCCGGCGCCGACCAGCACCAGCTGCTGGTGCCCCCAGAGGTGGAGGATCGCCGGCGAGACGATGCCCGACACGATGGCGAGCAGCCCGAACTGCTCGGCGCTCGCGATGCTGCCCGGGCGGATCACGACCACGAACAACGGGGCGCCGAAAGCCTCGGCTGTGGCCAGCCCCGCCGGTCGCAGGATGGCGACCAAGCGCGGCGAGCCCAGCGCTTCAGCGGACGCGACGCCCGCCGGTCGCAGCAGCGCGATCAGCCGCGCTGCTGCTCCAAACACCTCGGCACTGACGATGCCGGCTGGCAAGATAGTCACGGCCTGCTGCACGATCGGCGCGCCGAAGGCCTCCCCGCTCGCGATGGCGACGGCCACGATGCGCCCCAGCAGCCGGTGCGACCCGAAGGCCTCGCCGCTCGGGATGCCCGCCGGCCGCAGCAGCCCGACCAGGCGCGGCGCCGGCAGCGCCTCCTGGCTGGCGACGCCCGCCGGCCGCAGGAGGCCGAGCAGCCGCTGCGAACCATGGGCCTCGCCGCTATCAACCCCCGTTGGCCGGATCGTCGCCACCAGGCGAGCCGAACCGAACGCCTCCGCCGAGGCGATGCCGCTGGGGGCGATGGTATTGGGTGCGGCGCCCTCCAGGGGTCGGTTCCACAGGTAGACCGCGTGTGACGAGACGCGGAGCGGGCCGGCGGGCATCTACTCCTCCAGCAGCAGCTCGCCGATCACGTTGGGCTGGGTGCCCGCCGGGGTGACGCAGACGATGGCCAGGCGGTCGCCGCCGCCCATCACCGCGATCTTGTCGCCGTACTCGGCATAGGACATCTGCGGGTGTACGGTTCGCCGTCGGACGACATTGCCCAGCGTCGGCTCAGCGGTCGGCGTGTGCTTGCCCACGGTCTGCACCGTCTCATCATGATCGCTATCCGTCTTCTGGCCAGTCGGCGTGTTGGTGAAGGTTCCGTCCGAAGTCTGGAACACCAGCAGCACTTCGATGGGCTCAGCGGTCGTCGATATGCCCTTGAAGTTGACCGACCAGCCCTTGCACTTCACCCGCTGGTTCGCCGCGGCCTTCGCCTGGATGATCGTCTTGGTGGCGCTCGCCGCGAGCGCGATGTCGTCGCTGTTGAGGGCGAACTCTAGATCAGCCATGCGTCACCTCTCTCATCCCACCGCGAAGCGGTCAGGTTGTCGTTGTCGATGTGTCACCAGCACCGGAGGGCGGAGCGCTAGCGGAGGTGGAGCTGGCGGGCTCGTGTCCGTCGCCCCCAATGCGACCACCACCAGCCCCATCGCCGTCACGAAGATGTTCGTGGCAGCAGCGTCACGCCGGTGCCCAGCCTGAAGGCTGTCCACAACCGCCTGTGACCAGGCCCCGCCGCCGGGGGGCGTGTTCCAGAACGCCTCACGCTTGGTATACGTCGTCGGGAGTGTCTGCGAACCGTAAGTAAGTGCGCTATCCGTGCCACCGCCCGTGCGAATAAGCGCACCGTGAACAACAGCCTTGTCCGCGATGCTTGCCCTGAGCAAGAGCATTTCGCCGACGCCGATGATCGTGTTCGCCAGCGTGATCGTCGAAAGCGAGCTGGTCTGTTTCTGGTCGGCAGCATTCAGCCCTTCGTTGACAGTCGTATCGCCGTCGTTGAGAAAGTCGGTCACCCAGTCGTCCCAGCGCGTGTAATCTGCTGTACCAGCCGCTCCACCTAGCCCGTCCGCATACTGGTCGTGACTACCCTCAAAGTTGGGGTAGAACAGCGCCATCTCTGGGTAGTGAGCCTCGTTGAGGTCGTCGGTGGCGCTGGCGTAGAGCGCCCAGGCTGACCAGTAGCGATTCGTCCCGACGCTGGCCTGGCCACAGGTTAGGGCCTGAGCGAAGTCATCGAGAACATCGTGCGTGAATGTCGTGGAGATTTCGCTCGTCCCATTAATGAAGACATCCAGTGCACCCGTCGATTTCCGGTAGCGGACAGCAACACGTCGTACTGCCCCCACTGCGTAGGCCGCTGAGTCCGCGCCGATTTGAGCGTCCGTGTCCGTCCGCCAGAAGCGGAACTTGTGCTGACCAGAGACGTTGTAGCGGCGAAGGGAGACATAGGCCGTCTGGAAGGTTGCGTTATCAAACCAGGCGAGCGAGATCACATCTTCGTACTGGCCGTCGCTCGGCTGGCCATGCGAGTACTCGTAGCCCGCCCACCAGCGGTATTCCGTGGACGCGGGTGCTTGGGCAACATAGTTGCCAATACTCGTCGTCGTCAGTGTGGTCAGCGCCGTGCCGCCATACATTGACCAGCCGTGTGCGCCTGCCGCGATCCCGCCACGCACCGGCGTCCATCCCGAGAGATAGAACGCGGGGTCAGGGATGGTGCAGTGGATCTGGGCGATCTCTAGCTGAGCCACGTCTCCACCACGGTGATAGCGTCACGGAGGCGAGTCATGCGGATGTAGGCGAACCCTGTCCCGGTCACACCGATCTCAGCCGTCGGGAAGACGAGCCGCCAAGTCTGCGTCTTGCGGCGCCCCTCGTTAGCCACGCCCGGCTGGAACTGCGCCCAGACCGGCCAGTCAAGGGCACGCGGGTACTGCTGGCCAGCGGCAATCAGGCACGCCTTGAGGAGCGGCTGCACCAACGCCATGCCGCCCGAAGTCTGCGGAAAGAGGTTGACGACCTGCACATCAGAGGTCGGCAGGTTGACCGCCACCCAGCACATCGCCGGCGCAGGCGTGTCCTCGTAGCGGATGATGTTCGTCGGTTCGCGGAACATCTCCCGCAGGTCTTCAGGCGAGGTGGTGTAGTCGGGTAGTAGCTCCTTCAGCCAGGTCCGCAGCCGCGAGGCGTCGGCCAGCTTAGCGACCGGATCGTCGGCAGGCGGCCGGGTCGCCACAGGCTATCGGCTCCCGGGCGTGCCGAAGGCCTCGGCCGACCCGATGCCTTCGGCGCCGATGACGCCGGCCAGCTGTTGGCGCTCCTTATCGTTCATCGTCTCGACCTTCACGACGGCCGCGCGGCGGTCGCGCTCCGCTTGGATCTCGCGGCCGCGCTCTCGAGCCTTCCGCGCGAGCTCCGAAGCCCGCTGCTGTTCGCGATCGAGCGCCGCGTCGCTCAGCTTGGTCAGGTTACGCTGTGCCACGTCGAGCCTCCTTTGGCCGGGCCGGCGACGACCGCCGGCGTGCCGAACTGCTCCTTGGACTTCACCCCTCCGGGCAGATAACGCCGGAGGTCACGGTTCCAGGCTGCCTCCTTCGCCGCCTCCTGCTGGATGCCGCGGTGGTCGCTTAGGCCGAAGAAGGCGCCGCTACGGATGAGCAGCGCCTGGTCGAAGACGATGCCTGCCGCCTTGGCGTACTCCTCGGCCCGCTTCGCCTGCTGGTACATCGCCCGCGCCACGTCGAGGGCGACGTTCCAGGGCATCTCCGTCGCCCGGCCGTCTATGACGACCAGCACGTTCGCACCGTCCTGCGTCGCCGTGATCTCGCGCCGGGCCATCAGAGCTTGAAGATGCGGTTCGCGCCGTTGTCCCAGACGACGGTGATGTCGGATCCTGAGGGCGTGAACGGTAGGCCGGTCGCGGTGTCGATGTTGGCGATCAGCGACGAGGTCGACTCCACGCCCGTGTCCTCGTAGATGTCGAGGCTTTCGAACTGGTCTCCAGAGACGGCCGTCACCGTCACGTCCGCCGCGTCAGCCACGCCGTCCGTCGCCGTCTTCGCCGTGAACGCTCCCGACGTCGCCACCCGCGACGCGGCCGCGCGGTCGTCCAGGTTATCGTCGACCGCTAGGTCGATCGTGTCGTCGGCCTCGTCGACGAAGACGAGCTTGATAGTGGCGCCGTCCCAGTCGAGGTTCCCCGCCAGGAAGTCCTCTCGCGCCTGGTCGTAGAGTGCGTTAGCCATGGCTCCCTCCCCTCACACCACCCGCATCCGCAATTCGTCGACGTCGGCGGCGGTCCTCATGCTCTGCGCCTGTCATCTCGATCACCGAGGGTTCGCGGGTCGGCCCGTCCCAGCCGCACTGGAGACACTCGCCCTCAAGCCACAGCGCGCCGCCGCAGCGCGGGCAGCCCGCCAGCCGCCTCCACGTTGGATAGAGCTCCCGCAAGCTGATCTCTCGCACCAGCAGGAAGCCATCATCCCCCATGACACTTACGAGTCAGGCCCCGCCTCCCACCGCCTCGGCGATCTTCGCGAACTTCGCCTCGTGCTCCGCGATCCGCTCCTGCACCTCGCGCCAGAGCTGCGCGTTCGCCTGATCGTCCGGCAGGTTGGGCTCCTCGCCCTGTCGGGCGATGTGCTCCGCGACGCGTTGCTTGAGCGCCAGGTGGTCGTCATACGCGGCCTTCAGCAGCGCGCGGTTGTCCCGCGTGTGCTGGCCAACAGCTGCGAGCAGCGTTCGCAGCCCGTTGTCCGCCACCTTCAGTTCCTCAATCGCCTTCCGTGCTACTTCGTCCATGTCGTCCTCCTCGGGCGGCTCGAAGCTGAACTCCCGCAGCCGCGTGTAGATGCTGTGCCCCGGGCACGCCGTCCGGTTCAGGTCACTCGCGAACGCCCAGTCCTGGTGCCCCGTGATCGTCTGAAGTTTGGGCGCCATCTGCTTCTGCCGGTGATGCCACTCGTTGATCGCCGGCAGCCACGGCGAGATGTCCAGGCGGTTATCTTCGAAGTTGCCGCCCCACGAGGTCGCTAGCTGCGTGATGTTCAGGTACTGCCCGTCGCGGCCCTTCCCCGCCGTGTGCGCGCCGGAGCGCACCCAGCCCCGACCCTCGCAGATCGTCACGCTTGCGTCCGTCATCAGGTAGCCGAGGAAGTTGTACGGAACATCGAGGAAGCCGCCGCCCAGATCGGGGCGGGCCTGCTGGATCCGCCGCGCGTTCGCCTTTACCTCGGCAACGTTCTCCCAGACGTTCGGGCTCGTGTCCGGGTCGACCGACACGGTGTGGTGGTTGACGCTACCGAGCCGCTCGCTCAGCGCGATGTCTCGCTTGCCCGGTCGCGGGTCGTCCCGCCCGCCCAGGCGGTACGGGATCGCATCTGCGCCCCAGGCTTGCCGGTCCAGAAAGATGACGCTCATTCGTACCTCCGTACTGCCAGGCCTGCGGCGAGCAGCGCATCCTGGAGCAGCTGCCCGTCCGACCGCCGGTAGATGTATCCCAGGTAGCGAGCGAAGTTGTCAGCCTTGTCGGTGAGAGGCAGCTTCTCTGTCTCCACGATCAGCGGCCACTCGCGAACCTTCGGATCGTCGGAGTCGATCGCGGCGTGGTGCAGCCAGTCGCGAACGAAGGTAGTCGCCTCCGCCCCCGCCTTCCTCTCCGGCGTGTCGACCACGAACAGGCGGACCGGCTCGACGTGAAAGCTGCGGTAGAACGTGTCGGCGAAGAGCTCGACCGTGTCGCCGTCCCGGACCTTGTGCACCCGGGCGCGACAAATCCAGCGCAGCTCCGGCATCGGCCTCTCCATCATCGCGCTAGACTCCGCAGCTTCGGGAGCGGCTCGCGCTTCCGCGTCAGCCAGCGGGTCGAAGCGCGCTCATCCAGGTACATCAGGAACGTCCGCTCTGCCCCGCAGCGCCAGCAGACGCCCCGCCCCGCCTCTCCGATGCGCCACAGGTGCACGCACGACGACGGATAGCGCTCAGCCAGCGGCACGTTAGAACGCTCCATGGCCCCCCTCGTCTCCCTCGATGGCGTCGACGCAGTGGCCCGGGTCGACGCGGTCGAGCTGCCCGCAGGCCCAGCGCGAGAACCGCGATCGGTGCAGCGCCTTCCCCATCCGCGAGCTCACCGTCTCGTCCGGGTCCCCGGCGCCGAGCGCGTTGCCCAGCTGGTCGATCGCGATCGCGACGCCGTGCAGCCAGCGCAGCGCAAGCCTCACGGTCCGCCGCCCTTCTTCGCGCCGTCGTAGACGCCGTAGCCGAAGAAGGGCGCCGCGGCGATCAACCCGGCATAGCCCGCATCGTAGAGGGTCGCGATGTCCAGGTCCTGCGCCGCGCCCGCCTTGAGCACGAACAGCGCGAAGGCGAAGACGGCGGCGACGCCACCGCGCCAGAGTCCCGTGCGGTACTCTTCCTTCACTTGGTCACCTCCATCAGCCAGGCCGTGATGAGCACCCAGCCGATCACTGTCGCCCCCACGATGGGGCGCGTGTAGTTGCTGATACCGGGCGCCAGCTCCGGCGCCTGCTCGAGCACGCTCGCTCTCAGCAGGAGCGCGACCAGGCAGACGAACGCGGCGAACGCCCCGGCGGTGATCGGCCAGACGGAGCGCGGGCGCGGGCGCTGCATCAGCCGCACTCGCAGCGTCCAGCGGATTACCGTGGGGACAGCCACGAACAGCCCGGCGCTGTAGACGGCCATCTCAACGATCTCTCTGTCCATACGGCCTCCACCGGCGCAGGGCGCCGTTCAGGTGGCGGAGGTCGTCCTCGATGCGCTCTCGCTTGGCAACCGCCGCCCGCTTCTCATCATTCGCCTCGCGATAGGCCGGCGAAAGCAGCCTGAGTACGAGCCGTATTACCATCATCTTGCCCGTCCCCTCGCCGCCAGAACGCCTTCCAGCAGCGCCGTGACGCGGCCGAGTTGCTTGGTGTTGTCGCGCAGCTCGCCGAGCAGGAAGCGCTGGAAGGCGAACCAGCCTGCATTCGAGGCGGCGAGGAGCCCGATCAGGGCCAGCACGACCGCGTCCTGGCCTTCGCTGGGCGTGACCGCCTGGAGCAGCACGTCGACCATCACAGCCCCAGCCATTCCGCGCTCATATAGATGCCCTCGGCGGCGACCAGCGCCAGGGAGCCACCACTATCCTGGATGACTCTGGCGTCGACCTTATCGTCCTCGACGAACTGGCGCCGGAGCGTACCGTGGACGGTGGTGAGAAAGAGCGCCGAGTTCACGCGGTCGTAGGCGAAGCGGCCCCCTAACACCGCTGTGCCGTTCAGGAAGAAGCGCAGCCCGCGCACCGTGCCCCCTGTGCTCGCAGCGAAACAGGCAAAGAAGCTGACGGCCCAGAAACCCAGATAGCGGAGCACGATCTCGTCGTTCGTCAGGTCACAGATTTCCGAGCCTGCTGTCTGCTGACCATCGTCATAGCCAGCGTCCTTGTCCCGCGTGTCGAAGAGCACCTTCGTTTCCGTGTTGTTCGCGATCGACTGGTCGGTAGAGCGGGACATCTTCGCCGTCGGGAACACGCCCTTCGGCAACAGGCGCACGCCGCGTAGGTAGGACGCGCTCTGCCGGCTGTGACGCTCGTCGGCGAGCGTCACCAAGGGAGCGGTCGGGTCCAGCCGCAGGGCCATCTACGCCGCCTCCTCCAGCGTCATCGTGAGCACGGGCACGCCCGTCGCCTCGGCATCCAGCCGCAGCCCCTCGCAGAAGAACAGCCCCTCGATGCCGAAGTGTCCCTGGCCCGTCTTGTGCTTCAGCCAGACCGGCTCGCCGATCTCCCTCCCCAGCACGTCGAGGAGCGACTCGGTGTCGACACCCCTGATCCGGACCTCCACGACGGCCGGGCCGACGCTGTACTTGTTCTCCGCCCACGTCGCGAGGTCGGTCATCGCCTGCGTCCGGCTGCCCTGACCTGGCATCTCCAGTTCCATGACGGGATCGCCGGAGCCGACCTGGACGAACGAACGCTCCGTCGCCTGACGAGCGCACACGCGGGCTCCGACGAGGAGCCGCATGATCGTCTGACCTCCACCAGGAGCCTTGATCTTCACGTCTCCGGAGCGGCCGTAGTTGATGAGGTACGGCGTGTTGATGCCGTTGTCCGCCGCCCAGCCGGAGATCGGCAGCGCCGCCGCGCCGGCGCGGCGGGCAATCAAGGGACCAGCCTCGCCGTCGGTCGCGTAGTCGGCGAAGAACGTCCTTAGCGCGTTGGCGCCGAGGGCCAGTGGCACTGGCTCCAGCGACCAGGCGATCTTCGCCCGATCGCCCGCTGGCGCCGGCACCGCGCTGATGTCGCCGTGACTGCCCACTTTCACAGTGCGCGCCAGCGACGACGGCGGCTCCTGGTAATCCTGGAGGAGGTAGAGCTGCCCGTCCTCCGGCGCGTCCGAGAGGCGCAGAGTCGGGGTGTTGAGAATCGGGTCGGTGGGATCACGCCGCGAGTAGTCTTCGAAGACGAGATCGCCATCGCCCGCCTCGTAGTACCAGCCGCCTACTGACGCCGCCAGTTCGTCGAGCACGAGCCCGGCGCGGCGATGGAAGGCGTCGATGTATTCGACCTGGACCGACCACTTCGAGCCGATGGGAAGGTCGCTCTTCACCACCTGGGGCGTGCCGGTGCCAGAGTAGATCGGCGAGACGTGGACGCCATCGACCCAGATTTTGCCCGTGAACGTCTCGTCGGACTGAATCCGCACCCAGAGGTTCGTCTCGCCCGCCGTGAGCGTCACGGTCAGGCTCATATACGTCCAGATGCCGGTACTGATGATGGCGGTGGTCGTCTGAACGGCGGTGAGCGTGCCAATCGCGGAGAGCTTGACGCTCTTGTTGTGCGCCCCCGCGTTGCCAGCCTGCATGAAGCAGGAGATGTGGTAGGGCTTCCCCGGCGTGAGGTTGGCGATCAGGTTCGTTTCCTTGCCGTCGCCGATGGCGTCGACGCCGATCTCCATGACGTTGTCGCCCTCGAGCGCATCGTAAGCAACGGGGTCATCGCCGGCGGGCGTCCCGGTATCGAGCGACTGGTCGAAGCTGGTTGGCGTGCCGACACTCGTCCAGACATCGCCATCGAAGCGGAAGGCCCCGTCACGCATCGCCTCGCCGGTGAGACCCAAGACCCGCTGAGAGACCTGGCCCTCGATAATGTCGAGCACCCGTTGGAGGATGTTGCTGCCCTTCTTGCGTGAGAAGGGCCCGCACGAGATGTTGACGCCGAGCGTCGTCTCGCTCAGGCCGGTTGCCTGGAACGTCGCCCGGCCCACCATGTGCGAACGGCTCGCCGCCAGCTCGCGCAGCTCGCCGGTGAACTTCGTGAAGATCGGGTTGGCCGTGCGCGTCGACTGGCTGGCGTGGGCCGTGCCCGCCCACGAGCAAGCGGGCTGATCGCCGTCGCAGTACAGGCCCGCGCTGGCGCCCGTCTCCGCCTGAGCGCCGTCCAGGTAGATGAAGCGCCCGACCGTGGGCACCGTGCCCCGCTCGGCCACCTTCAACTCGCCTACGAGGTCGCCTCCGACTGGTGTGAAGCTCAACGACAATCGCTGCCAGCGGTCGCGAATCGCCATGTTCGCGCTCACGGCCAGCGTGCCGATGGCGCCGACGAAGTTACTCGCCTCCAGCCGCAGGTCCGTCCCGTTGTAGTTGGCCGGGATATAGAGATCGACGCTCAGAGCGTGGGCGACGGCGGTTGCGGTGAACGAGAAGGCCGCCAGGATCGCGTTGTCCTGGTACGTCGCCTTCCCGCTATCGCGGCCCCGTCGTGCTTGGTCGCCGCTCTGCACGAGCGTGTTGGTGCCGCCGACGGCCCAGCCCGCTGTGTCCGTCTCGAACGATGGGTTGGTGATCTTGTTCGTCACCGCTGGCGTCGTCACCTGCGAAGCGAGCTGGACGCGCTTGCCCTTTTTGAGGTTGGGGTAGTAGGCGCCGCCGGTGTTGCGCGGGCTGAAGCGTGAGTCGGTGTTGTCCAGCTCGAAGGTCGCCTTCATCGGTGGGAAGGCGTCGACGGCGGCGCGGCGTGCCATCCCGCAGTCCTTGATCGCCAGCAGGTAGGGCGACCAGTCCGCCTCGAAGACGCCGTCGTCGTCCAGGTCGGCCTTCAGTGTGAACCCCTGGAGCGACATTAGCCGATCCTCCGGTGGCCGCGGTCGCGAGCCTCATCCAGGAACCAGTCGTACAGTTCCCGCACGTCGGCGCGGCGGACGCCGGGGCCGAGCGTGCCGATGTTGATCGTCACGGCGATCGGCGCGACACCAGCGCCGCTCGCCAGCGCTGGCGTCAGCCCAGCCCGCCGCTGCAGCGCAGGGAACGAGACGCGCTCTACCATCATCGCCCCGACCCGCGCCGCCAGCGATGCCAGGTCCGGCACCGGCAGAACCGCCTCCGGACCGTGCAGGATCGCCGGCATGGTCACGCCTGCGGGCACGAGCCCGCCGCGTTGCAGTCCAGCAAACCTGATGTCCTCGAACACGCGTTGGGCGGCCCGACCCACTGACATTGATCTCTCGACGATGCTCTGGAGTAGACCGCGCAACTGCGAGCGCGCCCAGTCCCAGACCTGCGCGAGCCCATTCGGCTCGGCCGAGGCGGCACCTTGCGTCGCCGGGACGATCTGTCCGGCCACCTGCGGGATGAACAGCTCCGCCCCTCGCTCGCCGACGAGGTAGGGCCTGCCTGCCGATACGGGGCCGCCTCGTGCCAGCTCCGGAATGTCGGGCGGATTGATCGAAATGTCGGGTGCGAACGGCACGGGAATCTTGAACTCCAGGGCGCTGTTGATCTCGCGGATCACCTGGTTCACCACCGACTTCACCGCGCGAAGCACGGCGCTCCCGACGTCCGAAGCGAAGCCGCCCACACCCGTGAGGGCGTCCTTCAGCCCGTCGATTAGCTTGGCCCCCAGATCGAACGCTGCGCCGAAGAAGTCTCCCGCCAGGCCGCGCAGCAGCCCGGGGATCGCACCGATCGCGGCGACCACCTTGTCCCGGATGCCGAAGGCGTTCGTCGTGAACAGCACGACCAGCCCCGCCGGGCCAAGCAGGATGAGCGACGCGATTTTCAGAATCTCCTGCCAGTTGCCGAGCAGGAAGTCCTTCACCGTGTTCCAGACCGCCTTCGTCACGCGCACGATCGTGTCCCAGTGCGCGACGATCAGGTAGACCAGGGCGCCGACGGCAATCCCGACCGCGATGAGAGGCAGGAGCGGGAGCAGCGTCGCAGCGGCGGCCGCCGCTGCTGCCACCGCCCACGCAACCAGTGCCGGCAGGAGCGCCACGGTAATCACCCCGGCCACGACAGCCATGCCCGCCGCGACGCCGGACAGGATTGGCTTCAACTCGTCGAAGTTGTCCCGCACGAACCCGATGAGCATGATCAGACCGGTGATCGCGATCGCCGCCTGCGAGACCGGGCCCAGGGCAAGGAAGATGGCGACGCCGATCGCGGCGATCGCCACGATCAGCGCGGGCTTGTTGTCGATGATGAAGTTCACAAACTCCTCAATCGCCGGCTGACCAACGTCGCGAACGGTTTCGACGCCCGTCTTGAACGGATCCCACAGTTTCGGCCCCCATTCCTCGGCCAGGTCCTTCGCCGCGAGAGCGGTGTCCTTCACCGCCGGGCCGAGGTCTTGGCGGAGAAACAGTGCGACGTCCGTGACGACATCGGCGACGCGTTGGAGCGGGTCAGGCAATCGACTATAGGCGTCGGCCCACTTCTGCGTATCGCCCAGGAGGGCGCCCGAGAAGACGCTCGCCAGGTCGGAGATGGCCCCCGTGATGGCCCCGATGGCTACGGGGACGATCGGATTCCCGAGCACAGCGACCAGCACCCCGAAGACGCGCTCTATCACCGGCAGCAGCGCCTCGCCGAGGTTAGCCCTGAGCTCCTCCCAGAGCGCCCCCACCCGGCGCTGCATGTTGGCGAGGCCCCCCATCGTGTTCGTGAAGTCGCCCTGCTGGAGCGCCGTGTCCTTCATGATCACCTGGTAGCGGGCCTGCACCTTCTGCGCCTCGGTCAGGACGGCCCCCGTCGCGGCGATGCCCGTCGCATACGCCTCCTCCGCTACCCGCGCTTCCGACAGTAGGACTTGGACGGTGCGCAGCGGCTCCGCCTCGCCCACCAGCCCCGAGCGAATCTTCTCCAGCGCTTCGTCGATCGGGATGTTGTTGAACGACGCCAGGTCGGCGGCCAGCTTGATGAGTTCCACCGACATGCCGGCCGACGCCTCTTGCGTCAGCCCGCTCACTTGCAGGATCCCGCCGAGCGTGCCCGCGTAGTCGAGCGCCTTCCGGTTCGAGATGCCGAACGAGTTGGCCGAGGTCTTCGCGAACTCATTGACGACGCCCACTGCGCCCTTGAAGACGACGTTCGCCTTGTTCTGCGCCTCAGCCAAGTCTGACGCGGCCGAGGCGAAATTGAACGCGACGAAGATGGCGCCGCCCAGCGCCGCCGTCACCGGCAGGATGGCCTGGCGCAGCGTACGCATCGCCGTGCTCGCGATCGAGCCGAAGCGTGAGAAGCCGGAGCCCAGGGGCCCCAGCCTCCCCCGTACGCCTTCTAGCGCGCGCGACGCATCGTCTCGCAGCGACATCAAGATTTCGAGACGAGCGTCGGCCATCTACCGTCCTGCCTTAGATTCCGCTTGGTCGCGCAGCTCCTCCTGACGCTGCTCCTCGAGCTCGCTCAGCCGTTGCCGGACGAGCTGAACGTCATCGAAGAGCAGCGCATCGAGGGCGTCGAGGTCGCGGTAGTTGATTACGACTCCGCCGGCAACGAGCTCGTAGGCTCGGGCAAGTTCTCCGGGGATGGCGATGCGATCTTCGCCGCGCCGCTTGAGCTCCCGCCCGAGCCGCTGCCTTCCCCCAGCGTGCGCACGTTGCGGTCGAAGATCGCCATGGCGATGTCCTCGACCGTGGCAGCGTCCATCAGCAGCTTCAGCCCGTCGCAGCAGGCCGGGTCATCCACGCCCGTGGCGCTGTTCAGGTGGTCGCACCTGGGCAGCGGGCAGTTGAGGTCGTAGCTCCATCCGACCAGGCCGAACTTCACCAGGGTGTCCGGGTCGTAGCCCGAGAACCGCCGGATGCGGTCGATCTCCGGGCGGCGCCGGCCGCAGCTCTCTTCGTGGTCGCCCATTCCGCCGCACTCCGGGCAGAGCTGCTGGAACCGGCACAGCTCCGTGTGGTCGCCCATCCCGCCGCACTCCTCGCAGCGCATGACGGCCGCCGGCAGGAACTTCAACACCTTCACCTTCAGCTCCGTGCCTCTCAGCCGAGCCTCCTCCCGCTCGGCGTAGGTGAGCTTCCGGATCGTGAACGTCTCGTCCGGCTCGGCCGGAATGGTGATCGTCTCGTGCGTGTGGGCGACGATCGGCATACGCTTCCTCCTTTTCGTGGCGCGCCGCAGGGAGCGCCTGATGTCGAGCTTGACTGCCCGTAGAAACCTCCGGTTCATGCCGCCCGGAGGGCCTCGCTACATCGAGATCGAGTCGTCGTTGGTGATGACCGCCTTGACCATCTTCTGCCCCGTCGTGTCGTGGTGCGGGACGATGCTGTAGTCGACCAGGTCCAGCCCGTCCGCCTGCGCCCGCGGCGGGCCGACGCGGGCCTTCTCGTGCGTGCCCGCGACGACGATGCGGAACTTCAGGTTGCCCGGGCCGGTGAAGGAGATCGTCACGAAGCGCAGGTCCATCGCCTGCGCGTGCGCGTCCTCGGCGGCCGCGTTCTCCGCCGCGGCGGTCGCGTCGTGGCGGAGCTGCATCCCGAGCGAGAAATCCTTCTCCCCCTCCTTCGCCTCGCCGAAGTCCAGCGAGCCCTCCATGTTCCACTCCGGGAAGTGGCCCATATTCACTTCCAGGTCGAAGCTCTTCATTTGCAGCGGCACGACGCCGGCGGCCGGCGCGTCCAGGTCGGCGAGCGCCAACGTGTCGTTGAAGAACACCTTTGCCTCGGCAATCTTCATGGGCGTCAGCGTCGCCGGGATGGCGGCGGCGGAGATCGCCTCGGCCACCATCGCCCGACCGAAGCCGACCAGCTCCGCCTGGAGCAGGCCGCTCTCCTCGCCTCGCAGCCGCAGGCGCTGGCCCGTGAAGTAGGCGACCCGCAGGTCCCGGGCCGTCACGCCATCCGTCCAGCGCCCGCGCACCGTCGCCGAGTGCGGGTCGGCGATCAGCGCCACGCCGGGGTCGAACGTGTGGGTGAACGGCGAGGCGCCGGCCGTCGTCGGCCTGTCCAGGCACAGCCCGAGGAACCAGTCGAGCTGCTCGTACATCGCCCGCGGAGCGCGGAGCGTAACGTTCGTGCTCTTCTTCACGATCGCGCGGGGCCCCGCGTTCTTCACGAGCACGCCGAGCGGCGTCTCGTCGTCCCGCGAGATGACCTCGTCCGGCTCCAGCTCGAGGATCGCGGCCATCTGCTGCGACCCGGCGACCGCCGTCCCCTTCGTCGCCTCCCGCCCGAGCTCGCACTTCCGCATCTTGTAGATCGTGCCCTTGGGCATTAGCTGTCACCCCCCCTCCTCCGGCCAGACCTGGCCGGAGCATCGTCCGGCTCGCCCTCGGTGGGCGGGTCCGGCGCCTTCTGCCAGAGCGCCATCGCGGGCCCCGGCACGCGCTTCACCTTCCCCTCGTCGTCGGTGATCTCCACCGTCTCGACGATGCGCTCGGCCGCGACGTGCTCCGCCCACTCCTCCTCCGTGAGGTCACGGGCCGGCACGTTCGACACGTAGTCGCCGCTTCCGACGTATTTCCTCATGCTCCGAGCCTCCTTTACTCTGCTAGTGGCTGCAAATCGCCGATGACGAGGGTGTAGTCGAATCCCACGTACGACGTCCCTGCGTAGCGCACATCGCCGTGCGGCCGGTCCGGTTTCGCGTCGATCAGCCAGGCGTTCGCGACGCCGCCCATCGTTACAGCCTTGTCCGTCTCGAAGCGATCGATCACCGCCTGCACGAAGCCGCTGATCATCCTCGCCGCCACCTCGGGGTCCTCGTCGCGCAGGAGCAGCAGGCAGGTCACTTTGTATTCCACCATGCGCTGGCCGAATGCCAGCGTGACCGTCGCCTCCGGCGGGTAGATGACGACGCAGGGCTCGTCGCCCTCGATGCTGGCCGGCGGCTCCTCGTAGACGCGCACAACCGTCGCCGGCGGGTCATCGATCGCGACCTCCGCGAAGAGCTTGGCCAGCTCCGCGTGGATCTCCTTCCAGGGCATCTACGCCCTCCACCGCCGCTCGATCTCCCGGGCGGCCTCGCCGGTCGCGCGCTCAGCGACGACCTCCGTCGCCACCTTCGCCTGCTCGAACATCTCCACCGGCTCGCTCCCCTTGCGCTGGATCGCCCGCGCCAGGTAGAAGGCGCGGTCCTCCGGGATGCCGTGCCGCCCCGCCCAACGCGCCAGCGCCTTGATCGGCGGGCGCCGGCCGCCCGGCGACCGCCCACGGTCGACCTCGGCCACGATCGGGCTGTTGCTGTACACCCGCCCCCGGACGTCGTCCAGGGGCGTCCCCGCCGGGCTCACCTCGTGCTGGATGTTGGCGCCAGCGCTGAGCTTGCCGAGGTCGCCGGGGTGCGGCTTCGCGTTGCGCCGGACTTCCGTGTCGGCGAACTGGACCAGCTCCACGATCACGTCGCGCACCGGCGCCAGCGCCTCGTCCATCTTCCGGAACAGCCGTTCCAGCCCGCGCACCTCGACCCTCATCTCCGACACCGTCCCGCCTCCTTACACGAAGAGCGTCTGCTTCCCGTACTCGCGCTTGATCCGCTGTACGAGGCTGAACGCCTGCGGCGAGAGGTGGGTCTGCTGGTCGATCGCCTGCAGCTCCAGCGTCATCCCCGCCTTCTGGAGGTCTCGCAGCTCGCGGACGATCAGGATCGTCGCCTCCTTTACCATGCCCGGCACTGCCGGCCAACCGAACTTCGCCGTCACCTGCAGCGAGCGCGGGCGGTCCGGCCACGAGTCCAGCCGGCCGTTGTTCGGGACGACATCGAGGTGGCGGTACGGCTTCGGCTCCGGGCCGAGCCCGGCATTCGCCGGGCCCGCCCAGTAGTGCGTGGCGATGGTGAGCGTCTCGTCCGCGTCGGCGAAGTCGTAGTCCTCGTTCAGGTCGACCTTCACCACCAGGTCCGTCAGGTCGCCGATGTCGTCGACCCAGATGCGCCTTGACCCGTTTCCGTCGTAGACCCGCGCCACGACCGCCGCATCGCGGCCGAACGTCCGATCCGCCTCCTCCTCGAGGAAGCGGGAGACGGCCGCGAGCTGCTCGTCGATCACTCCATCGGCGCCCTCGTCCTTCGAGCCGATCCGCGCTCGATACTCCTGAGCGGTGGCAAACGGGTCGGTCAGCGGCATCGCCTACCTCTTCCGCCTGCTCCCGGCGCTGCGCGACCGCTTCGCCTTCGGCTTGTCCTCGTCGTTGCCCTCCGAGGCGCCTTCTCCGCCAGAGGCCTCTGCTGCCGGCGGCTCTGGCTTGACCGCGACCACCTTGCCGCAGCTCTCGTCCAGCTCGAGCGCTTCGAAGTCGTTCTGCAGCACCTCCTGCCCCTCGCCGCAGAACAGGAACGCCGCCTCCGCATGTCCGTCCGGCACCAGCCGGCGCCGGTCCGCCGTGACGAACAGGCGCTGGTGCACGACCAGCCGCGGCGTCGGCGCGTCTTCGTTCAGGTATGTGATCTCCAGAGCCATCGCTTCTCCTTCCGCTCGGTCCCCCGTCCTCAGACGTGGGGGGCTAGTCGTTCGGCTTGAACGGCGCCATGTCCACGATCGTGTAGAGCACGCGGACGCTGAGCGTGTTCGCCGCGTTGCCGCCCGTGAACTCGGAGGCGCCGCTGTTGATCAGTCGCACCGCGGAGTTGGCGACTGGCGTCTGAGTGCCTGCCGCCGGCGCGTGATAGCGAGCCTGGTCGGTCGCCTGGTCGAGGAACCCGACCGTCTCGATCAGGGCCGCGATGTCCGCGCCGGAGGCGTACTCCAACTGCAGGTCGTTCGTGCCGACGGTGTACGCCCCCGCACTGTCGAAGTAGAGCTGGGCGCCGAGCACGACGATGGCCTTGCCCGCGCCGGGCGCCGGCACCAGGTTGATCGGCGTCGCGCGGATCGCCAGGAGCTGCGCGTTCGTGATCTGCACGTCGGCGTTCAGGATGTTGCTACGGCCTTCGATTACGCTGCCGCCGTCTTCGATGATGGTCATGCTCGATCCCCCTTTCCGGGTTTAATGGCCAGGGCCCCCGACATCGGGGGCCCTGGCGCTTTCGCCGCGATGGTCTTGGTCACTTCTGGTGGTGAACTGCCCAGTGCTCTGCGTTCGTAAGTAGCACCAGATTCCGGCGCCGGTTGTCCGTCTTGTTCCCGTTGCGATGGTGCACGTGCTCATGCTTGTGGAGCTTTCGACGCAGGACTCGCTCCATCACGATGCGATGCTCCAGCTGCCACTTGCGGATCCCTGTTTTGATAGCGACATACCCGCCTCTCGTGACGTACCGGGTCCCGGTGACTCGCTCGACACCCGAATGCGACGCGGCCTTGCAGCTTCTCGAGCAGAATACGCCCTCATTCCGTCCTGCCTCGGCCATGTATCGCTGTCGGTAGACCGGGGCCTGGCAGTTGAGGCAGAGCCGCTCTTCACCCGTGCGTTTCCTTCCCTTGCACCAGTAGCATCGCTGCCGTTTTCCGTAGGGTCTCCCACACTGGGGGCAGGACATCGGTTCACCTCCTGGCCCCCAGTGTAACTAGAAACCCGTTACTGTGTCATCAAATCCCCGTGATCGTGCAGAACGCCAGGGGCCGGTAGACCACCAGCGCCGCCCGCATGTCCGCCCGCACTGCGAGCTTCCCGTTCACGAAGAAGTCCGAGTGGGAGTCGGACACCTTCAGCTCGAGGCCGCGCCGCATCGCCAGCTCGCTGTATGACCGGAAGGCGCCGACCAGCGCCGTGCCTTCCGTCTCGGCCACGGTCTGGATCACCTGCTTGCCCCAGATGCGGTCGGGGCCCGGGTCGGCCGGGTTGCCCAGGATGTAGATGCCGTCCGCCGTCCGGGTCAGCCGGATTTCCTGCCAGTCGTTCGGGTGGATGAGCACCGCGTCCGGCTCGGCGAAGCCGACCGCGCGCACCTTCGTGATCCCCTTGTGGATCGCGTCGAACGTCGGGTCGGCAGCCTTCGCCTGGGTCTGGATGCCCGCGACGTTCAGGTAGCCCGTGATGTTCGGCGGGGTGCCGTTGCCCGACACGAGCTGACCGTCCAGCCGCTCGTTCACCGCCCGCACCAGCCGGCTGTCGATGTAGTCCCGGGCGCGCGGCTCGTCCTCGAACTGCTCGTCCGTGATCGGGATGAACACGGCGATCTTGCGCACGGTGACGGAACGCTCCGTCAGGGCGAACGCGGCCTCCGGGTAGGTCCCCGCCTCCGCCGTCTCCGCCGCGGCCGGCGTCTTCGTCGTCTCCTCCATGTACTTGACCGCCGCCTGGCCCGTCTCGCTCGGGCTAGGCAGGTCGGCGACCACCAGTTCGCGTTCCGGCGTCAGCTCGACGCGCGGCCCGCGGACGCTCTCGGGCGACCAGCCGGCTGTCGTCGCAAAGAGCGTCTTCATGCTCTTGGCGCCGATCAGCCGCTTGAGGTCGACGTCGGCCAGGTCCACGGTCGGCCCCTCATGGCCGTCGAAGGCCTTATAGGCCTCCGATTCGACGAACATCTCGCCGAGCGACTTCACCGGTGCGCGGTCGGGGTCGTCGCCAGGCGGCCCGCCCGTCGGGTGTGGTGGGCGGTCGACCGGCTCGTTCAGCCACGACTGCACCTTCTTGACCGCGGCGTCAGCGTTGACGATCTCGGTTACCTCGTCCAATTCCTTGCCGAGGCCGCTGAGCTCGTCGTTCAGGCTCTTGATCGCGGCCGCCTTCGCCGCGCTGTCGCCCGGGATGGACGTCACCTTCGCCATGTCGTAGTCCGGGCCCGCCTCTGCGAAGATGGCGGCCAGCGAGTCGGACTTGGCCTTGATCTCTTCCCGGAGTTCCTTCAACGTCTTCACGTCAGTGTTCCCCTCCTATGCCCGAAGGGCCGCTCTACAGCGACCCCCCTCCTCGTCTGCGTTTCCCGTCGGCGGGGCTTCTATGCCACCGGCCCGCCTCCTGCCGCGACGCCGTGCCGGCTCGCGAGGAGCGCTTGGAACCGGAGTGCCTCCCGCTCCAGCGCCTTCGCGTGGCCGCTGGCCGTCGCGACCAGCTCGTCGAGGTCCCCCTGGAGACTCGCGAGCCGCTTCATGTGGCCATCCGACAGGCCACGGCCGTCTTCCGTCCGCAGGTCAGCAAGCGACCGCGTCCGGGTGAGAAACGCCTGCACCTCGGCAAGCAGGTGCTCGGCGTGGTCTCCGTATGTCTTGCCGGCCGGCTCCCACAACGTCTTCCGCTGTACCTCCGTCGGCGGCCCCGACAGGATCACCGAGCCGTCCGTGTCGACCGCGAAGTCGATCTCGTAGTAGCCGCTCTCCCCAGAGACGACGAATTTCGCATCGTAGGTCGCGGCGATCCAGCAGTAGTCGTCGCTGAAGAGCCCGGGGAACTCCTCCTTTGCCGCCGCTCGCAGACGCTCCTGCAGGTCGTCGACCGATGTCCCCTCGGGAAGCTCTAGCGCCTTTGCGGGCAGCTCGATACCGACCGCCTGCAGGTGCTTGACCGCCTCAGAGCTGATCAACCCGTAGGGGTTGGCCGGCACCGGCGTCAGGCTCTGCTCGACCCACGGCCAGCGCTCGATGCGCCCGGTCTTGTCGTCGACCACGATCAGGTGCTTGATCGACCCGCTTGAGAAGCCGAGCGCCTCCTCCTGGGCGAGCTGCATGATCGCGTCGGCGTAGCGGTGCGCCATGTTCAGCTGCGTCTCCACCCAGATTCCTACATCAGGATCGATGCGCTTGCTCACCTGCCGGCCCACGACGGACGTCTTGATCGCCGCGTCGGTACCGTGGTCGTAGAGCGAAGGCCGGCCCTCATTCGGGAACCAGTCGAGGGCAAAGTCGGTGTCCTTGTCGAAGAACTCGCCCTCGAGATCCCGCCCGTTCAGCGGCCCGCCGAAGGGCAGGCCGTACCCAGCCACGAGCCCCTTGTCCGCGTTGATGACCTTAAGTGGCAGTCGCTTCATCGCGCTTCCCCTCCCTATGCCGGCACGAACGAGAGCGTCCCGTTCGGGTGCTCGCGATCGGCCGCTGCCATCCCCGCTTCGATGCTCACCACGCGCCCGTTGCGCGACGCGCACGGCTCGTGGTCGGTGCTGTCGATCATCTGCACGCGCTGGTAGCCCGCTGCCTCATAGGCGCCGGTCGTCCCAGCGTTCGTCGACCACATCGCCTCCGTGCGCGCCACCGTCAGCGCGCGGTTGGCGTACTCCTCCTCGACGCGCTCGCGGATGCCTCGGAAGCCGTCCTCCCCAACGCCATCGATCGCCTGCTGCAGCGTGTAGCCGCGCACCTCGGCGATGGCGAGCGTCTCTGCGATGCTCTCGCGCGTGCGGTCGTTGATGCGCCGGGCACGCACCGCGCCGCTTTCAAGGGCGGCGGCGGCCATGGGGCCTTCGGCGCTGAACGTCCCGTCGATCGAGAACGTCTCGGCGGCAGCTTGCCAGCCCAGCTCCAGGCCGATCAGCCACAGGCCGGCCAGCGCCTTGGCGAGCAGCTCGTCCTCCCCGGCGGGCATCACCTGGCCGACGGCGAAGGCGGCCTTCTGTCCGGTCACTCCCCCGATCACCGACAGGACGCGCTTCGACTGGTCTTCGAAGAACATGCGCAGCTCCGGCTCGAACCGCTCGCCGATGCGCGCGCGTACGAGCGACAGCCGCTGGGGCAGCGCCATCGCCTTCCAGGCCTTGCCGTTGCCGTTGACGGTGCCGCCTCCGTCGGCCGCTTGCACGGTAACCGGCAGCAGGCCCAGGTGCGGGATCGCCGGCAACCCGAGCTGCTGCGCGCTCTCCTCTGGGTCGAACCCCGAGCGCACCAGGATGCTCAGCGCGTCGATGCGCTGGCGGAAGTCCTCCGGCGACGGCACGTCGCTGACGACGCGGTCGGCGGGGACCTCGCTGATATGGAGCGGCCGGAGGTAGATGTCGTGCTCCGGCCCGGACGGCTTGCCGATCTCCTTCAGCGCCGCGCCCACGGTCATCCACCCGCCGGCCACCGCCGTGTTCACCCGTGTGTAGAGCTTGTCGATGTCCGGCTGCAGGACGCGCACCTGTGAGTTGTCGAAGCGCACCCGGCGCTTCGGGTTCTCGTCGAAGTCGGGCAGGAGCTGGATCTGGATGTCCGCAGCCATCAGCCGTTGCGTCGGGATGACGTTGTTCTCGTAGGCCGCCTCGCGCGCCTCGTGGAAGTTGGTGAACGTCGAGCGGTCGAGGCCCGCGCCCAGGCCGACAACGACCGCCGCCACGCCCACGACCGCCGTGACCCGCTCTTCCGGCACCCGCCGCAGCTCGCGCAGGAGCATCTGCTCCGGCGAGAACGACAGCACGCTCACCTTCGTGGGCGCCGACAGCATCATCGGCTCGCCCTTGCGATCCCCTCCGAACTTCTCCATGAAGTCCTGCTTGCCCTTCTCCAGGTCCTCGGGCGCCACCTTCACCTTGTCGGAGTCCGGCGAGATGACGACGCCGGGCACTCCCATGTTTCTCATCAGGCTCGCCGTCATGTTCGCCGCCTCTTCGTCGGTGAATATCTCGCGCAGCAGCGTGCGCATCTGCGACAGGCCCTTACGCGGGTTCTCCGGGTCCATCCCGTAGCGGAAGTGGACGCAGTCGCGCGGATCGATCCGCACGGCCGATCGCGCCTTGTCCGGCTTGTAGTCGTAGTGAGAGATGAACGTCTTCCCATCGTCGGGCCACTTCGGCTCCATGGTCGACGAGGGCGCCCACCACAGCTCGACGACGCTGCCTGAATCCGACCGCACCTTCAGCCAGTAGGCGTTGCCGCTCATCACCCAGTCGACGATCGTCGCCATCCAGAGCAGCACGCCGGAGTAGGCGCCGTTCGGTCGCTCGAGCAGCCCTACCAGCTCGTGTTCGGGGATGCGCTCGAACGTCCCGTCCGGGTTCGCGTCGGCCACCATCACCGGCGCCTCCGGGAACGTGCGCGCCATCCAGTTAACGACCGCGACGACGATGCTCGAGCGGCTGCCGTCGCCGACCTCCTTCGCGTAGTCGAACTTCGTGCGCAGGAGCATGAACGGCCACCAGCCGGTCGCCCGCCCAGACCATGTCATCGAGAGGGCCTTCAGACCGCGGCCGGCCGCGCGTCCAGGCGCCGTCAGCATCTGTCGCCAGTTCATCAGGCCGACTTCCACTCCACGGTGTCGCTCTCGTGCCGGATGGCGCGGTCGAGCGCCATGATCCCGGCCACGGCGCCGTCGATGCGCTTCCCCGTCTTCCGGCGGTCGGGCTTCGACGGCTTCACGTTGCCGGCCGAGTCCTGCGCCAGCGCCAGACAGTCGATGTTCCAGCGCAGCACCGGATGGCCGCCGTGGCGTAGCCGGCGCTGCAGCGCCAACGCCATTAGCTCCTTCGTCGGCGCGCTCATGCTCGCGTAGCCCTGGCCCATGGGGACGACCGTGAACCCGTCATCGTCCTGCAGCTCCTGGCTGAGCTGGGTCGCCCCCCAACGGTCGAACGCTATCTCGCGGATGTGGTAGAGCTTGCGCAGCTCGTTGATCCGGTGCCGCACCTGCTTGTAGTCAACAACGTCGCCCGGCGTCACCTCGATCAGCCCCTGGCGCGCCCAGGAGGCATAGTCGACGCGGTCGCGGCGCGACCGCTCGACCAGGTCCTTCTCCGGGATGAAGAAGTACGGGAGCCAGGTGTGGGGACCTTCCGTCTCCTTCGGTGGGAAGTCGAGCACGAATGCCGTCAGGTCGATCCGGCTCGAGAGGTCGAGGCCCGCGTAGCACTCACGGCCCCGCAGCTGCGCCGGGTCGATGACCCCCGACGTCGCGTCCCACACCTCGAGCGGGATCGCGCGGTCATCGGCCGACGTCCGCCGGCCGAGCCGGAGCCGCAGGAAGGCGCTGAGGGCCGAGGGTAGCTGGGCGGCGCGCTGGGCCAGGTCCCGCATCTCGGCCGGCTTCGGCGAGACGCCATAGTTGGGGTTCGCCTTCGGCCAGACCTTTGGGTTCTCCCAGTCGTCCTCGTCGTCGATCTTCGCCACATAGGCGAAGAAGCTATCATCCTCCAGGCTGCCGTGCAGCATCTGACCGGCGTGCTCGTGCTCTTGGCCCCAGACCGAGAGCTCGTCGGACCCGGCCGTTGTGATCTGGAAGAGCAGCGGCTGACGCCGCGCGCCCGACGAGTTCTCCAGGACATCGATCACCCCGCGGTCCTTGTGGACGTGCAGCTCGTCGATCAGCGAGCCGTGCGGGTTGATCCCCTCCATGAAGTCGGCGTCGGCGCCGAGCGGCTCGTACTTCGAGTCCGTCTCCTCGATGCTCATGTTGTCCTTCAGGACCAGGATCCTCTTCCGCAGCGCCGGCGACTTCTTCACCATGCGCTTCGCCTCGCTGTGAATGATGCGGGCCTGGTCGCGCTTCGTCGCTGCCGTGTAGATCTCCGCGCCCGGCTCGCCGTCCGCAACGAACAGATAGAGCCCGACGCCGGCTGCGAGCGTGCTCTTCCCGTTCTTCTTGCCCACCTCGACCAGCGCCCGGCGGAAGCGGCGCGTGCCGTCGTCGCGCATCCAGCCGAAGAGCGACCCGACGATGAACTGCTGCCACGGCTCGAGCGCGAACGGGTCGCCCGCCCACTCGCCCTTCGAGTGGGACAGGAACCGAAAGAACTTGACGGCGTGCTCAGCGGCGTCCTGGTCGAACCAGCCGCGGGTGGGCTGGGCGGCGAGGTCGCGCAGGTGACGCTCGCACGCAGCCCTGACCAGCTCGCCGGCGACCACCTTCCCGTCGGCGACGCGCTCGGCGTAGATGTGCCCTGCAAAGTCATGCCTGCCTCTTCGTCTTCCGGCCACGGTTCGGGAACGGGACGACCCGCGCGCCCTTCGGCTCGCCTAGGAAGTCCTCGAACTCGTCCTCCTTCGGTGTCTCGTCAGGCAGCCGCATCCGGCCCCGAGCGCTCGGTGTCATCCCGAATTCGATGCAGAACGTGCGCATCCGCAGTATCGCCCGCTCGCCGATCGACACCTCGGGCCGCTGCCCGACGTAGCCACTCTTCTTCGCCGTAAACGTCAGGCCCTTCTCCCGAAGGACCTTCATCGCCTTCCGCCACGTCGCGTACGAGTCGCAGTACGCGGCCAGCGCCGTCGCGTCCAGCTCCGTGAGCAGCTCCAGCCGCTCGAGCTCCGGCGCGACCCGGCGCCATTCCGTCTGCGCCGTGGGGTCGAGCCAGCTTGGACACGGCGGAGCGATCAGCCGGGGCTTCGGCTCGCGCCGCGCGCGGTCGGCGCGGTACGTGCCGCGGCGCTTCTTCTCCGCGCTTGGCAGTGGCGGAGGCCCTCGACGACCCACCGTTCGTATCTAACCCCCCTCCCCCCGAAACCTGACGGCGCGCGAGTTTGCTTGCGCGCCGGTCTGGGTTCGCGAAGTCGTAGAGATTTTTCGGCCCCTCCCCCATCGACCGTCCTGGGTCGCCGTCTTCTTGGAGTGATGCGGCTTGCAGTACGGTCGCAGGTTGCTCCAGTCGTTCGTTCCGCCCGCTCGCTTCGAGACGATGTGGTCGACCTCCGTCGATGGCGCCGGGCAGTCCGAGCACACCGGGTGCGCCTCGAGGAACGCCGCCCGCGTCCGCTGCCAGTCGGCGTCGTACCCGCGCTGTGCCGACGTCCCGCGCGCCGCGTCGTATGCCCGACGCTCGACCGCAGCGTGCGGCGCGCAGTGGTGATCGTGGGTGAGGTTGGGACATCTCGGTGTTGCGCAGGGGTGCGGTGGTCGGTTGGGCATGTGGTTAAACGCCGAGAGCCCGCCTGCGCGGGCCCTCTTCTTCCGAGCCTAACATAAACGGCCCGATCCACCCCTGTCAAGTTTTCAATTCGAATCTGGGAGCTGCCACCATTCGAAGCCGCAGATTTTCGGGGCGCGCAGCGGGAGCCGAGGGGGGTCGCCCGCCCGTCGTGTGGCCAGCGCTCGCTTGCATTCGCACAGGCAACAGGTCCAGCCCAAGTAGTCGGGGTCGGTTCCAAGGCTCACCTCGCCACACCGCTGGCAGACCAGGAGCCGGCCGCCGGACGCCACGATGCCGTTCTTCCACAGGTGGATGTTCAAGAAATCGCGGTCCTTTTCGAAGACGACGACGTCAAGGTCTGGCGGGATGGCATCTAATTCCGTTAGCGGGAGTGGGCGTGGCTTTACCTCGATCACCAGGTCGCCCACGACGAAATCAGGCAGGTAGGACCCACCGATGACATACGGTTCATAGCTCCACCGCCAGCCAATATCATCGAAAATGCGCGCGACTTCAGACTCCAGCCGGGAGCGAAAATCCACGCCCCTATACGTAGTGCGGACAGCGCGTAGTCGTCTTTTCGCTACCACAGGCCCAACTCATCCGCGACCGACGCGACGATCGACGCGCGCAGCCGCAGCACGGTGCTCACGCTCAGCTCGAGCTGCCGGGCGACGCGCTTCTGCTCGCCGCGGTTGAAGTAGTACAGCTCCATGACGCGGCGCCGAACGACCGGGAAGCCATCGTGCACCTTCTGGATCGCCGTCACCGTCTTCGCGGCCTCGCTCAGCGCCCGGCTCGTCATCATCTGGCCGGCGCGCTTCGACGTCGGGTCGGACCACTCCGGCGACGCCTCACGGTGGTGCGACTGCGTGTCGTAGGAGATGCCCATCCCCCGCTCGGCGATGTCCCGGCGCAGCTCGTCCACCCGTCGGACGAGCTGGTAGTAGTCGTGCAGCTGCGCCTCGACGTAGGAGAACGTCGCCGAGCGCAGGCCGGCGCGGCGCTTCTTTGACGAGCCCAGCGTCGCGGCCAGGGCGCCGGAGCTCGTCATGGCTTCCCGAGCGCGTATGAACGTTCCATCGCCCTGTGTAGGCCGGCATGGTGAGGATCGCCCTGGTATCCATGGGGAGGAACGAACGGCTCAACGAGCAACTTCCCAAACCTATTCAGGCTAAGGCAAGCCTCGATGACCTCGGCGTTACCCCACACCTCTTGCCACGCTTGCGGTCGAATCAGAAGGGCGGGCGGCTCATCTTCGCCAAGGTTATTGAGGGCCCGGCCTCGAAAGCTCCACCATCCCCGAGGCATCGAGCATGGATACGGACATCTCGGTAACCCTGATAGCACGACCAGCCTCTCGCCCTGGTTCGCAACCACCTGGGCCTTCGAAAATTCTTCCGTGGTCGGATCATAGAAGGCCGTGAGCGACGGCTTTATTTCTACATAGGCCTCCAGCTGACCAATCCAGAAGTCAGGCAGGTACCAGGGTTCGCCGGGAACCGCGAAGAGACGCGACTCGTATTCGACGTCCACCCCGAGATCTTCGAAGAAAACGGCCCACCGCGCTTCTAGCGTCGACCGAAATCCGTTTCGCGGCTTTGGCTTCATCTCTGTCCTCCGTCGAGCAGCCGATTGAGACTGCGCAGCCCCCGGATGAGAAGACGATAGAACGCACGCTTGACGGCCGTCACGTCGCTCCCCCTTCGAGTAGCCCGTGCCGGCGCGCGAGCTCGTGGCTGTGCCAGCGGCGCAGGTCCTGCGCGTGCCAGTGGCCGCCCAGGCGGCGCCGGAGCAACTCGAGGATGGCGTGCTCCTCAAAGGCCTTGCAGGAGAAGACGTCTATCCACGCCATCCGCCGGAAGAAGTGCGCCGCGATGTGCGACTCGGCGATCATCACCATGCCCTGCGTGAACTCGTCGCCGACGTTGACCTTCACCGGGCTGATGCGCGTCATGCCGATGTCGTGGATGATCGCCAGGAGTAGGTCGCGAACGCGGCGCCGGCTGGGATGGCCGTCCACGATGCCGTCGAAGAGGTGGTGATGGGGCAACGTCACGCCGGTCTCGACGAGGGCCTGCGGTGGCGCCGCCGACTTCCTCAAGCAAGGCCCTCCGGGAAAAGCATCTTGGTCGCGGCGACCTGGCCGGGCCGTGGGTAGTCGATGATCCCCATCGAGCGCATCTTCCCCAGGCCGTTGATGAACGCCTTCGTCCGCTCGTGGTAGTCGACTTGTCCCGCAAGCTCGGCGCGGTCGAACGCGTCCGGGTAGGCGCCGATGAGCAGATCGAGGATGCGTTGCTGGGGACCGCTCAGCTGCTGCTTGACCCCCTCGTGCAGGCCGGCGGGCCTCGCGGCTGGCGCCGATAAGGCATAGCCGGCTGGCGTCCGAGCCAGTATGCCGGGCTGTGGGTACTCGATGTACCCGCGCGAGCGCAGGTCGCCCAGGCCGTTGATAAACGCCTTTGTCCGGGCGTGGTAGCCTACTAGCGCAGCGACGATTCTGCGATCCGGCGCGGCGATGCCGACCGCCTCCAGCTCGCTCAGCTTGTCGAGGATGCGCTGCTGGGGACCGCTGATGCCGCCTTCGTCGTTCACGATCGGGGCCGGTTCGTTCACGCCGCGAGGAGGCGTGTTCACGATTCGGGCCGGCGGGGGCGGTTTCACGGGTTCCCGGGTACTGTGAACCCGGTGTTTCGGGGTTAGGCCCACCGCGCCAGCGCGGACCTTTTCCTTGAGCCCCTGAAGCCGCGCCAGCCCTTCCTGCAGATGAGCCACGGGAACATCGATGGCCGCCACCTGGACCCGTCTCAGATCGGCTCTGTGCTCCTCGATCATGGTCTCGATCCGGAGATGCAAGGCGGCGACCTCGGCCTCGTGCTCGCGCTCCTGCTTCGCCAGGGCGTCAGCGACCGCGCGCTCGACGACCGCCTGGTCGGGCGGCGCCGACTTCTTCTTAAGCCGCTCGACCTCCGCCGTCAGCTCGGCGTTCCGCTTTCGAATGTCCTTCTCTTCCTGGACGGCCATGTGGCGCTGCTCGGCGGCCGTCTTGAACTGCTCGATGACGCGGCCGAGCTCGATGCGCTTCGGCTGAACCGGCTTCTCGCCGCGCTCCGGCGTCCGGCCGGCGTGGTAGGTCTCGCGCAGGCGCACCTGCAGCCGCTTGAGTTTGCCGAGCCACTCCGGCGAGAGTAGCCAGGCCTCGCCGCGTTTGAACGACGGCAGGGCGCCGAGGATCTCGCGCAGCCGGTCTTTGTCCCCCACGTTGTGGTCGAACCAGTCCTTCACGGCGGCGAGGTCCTGCGGGCCGCTCATGCGCAGGACGAAGAGGTTGTCGATCTGGGTCAGCACCTCTTTGCTCACCGCGGCCGGTCGCTGGCTGATCAGCGTGAAGCCGATGCCCTGGCCGCCGCCGCCCTTGATGAGCCGCTCCAGGGCGCCGAGGACGAGCTTCTGCTCTTCCCAGCGCGGGACCTGTGGGACGAACTCGTGGGCCTCTTCCAGGAAGATGTGCCTGGGCGTCTCGTTGACGGCGTAGAGGCGGTTGGCGAAGTCGGTGACGAAGCGCTTCCGCGCGGCCATCGTCGACATCTTCAGGTCGATGATGCACGAGATATTCGTCTCGCAGACGATGTCGGCGAGGGCCTCGCCCATCCGCTCGTCCAGGGCGACGTCGCCGTACTTCCCGCCGACGACCAGCACCTCGTAGCCGGAGGCCTGGCCCGGACGGGCGCCCTCGTCGCGGTACTTGATGCCCCAGTGCGCGCTCGCCGGGTCCAGGCAGACCCACGGATCACCGCGAGCGCAGAACGTCTCCTCCATCACCCCGGCCAGCTGCGACTTCCCGCTGCGACGGCGGGCGAGGATGGCGAACCCCTGCGTCACGGCGTCCTCCGGCAGGTAGACGCCGGCTCCGGTCGAGGTGAGCTTCCCGATCTGCTTCGGCTTCATCGCAGCTTCCCCGTCGAGATGGCGCGCTTGTGCCGCTTCGAGCCTACGCCTCGACGGTGCACCGGCTTTCGTTTCCGCGCGCCCTGGCCGTCGGCGAGCACGTTCTTCTTCGCCCAGGCGGCGAGGCGCTTCTTGTAGTTCCTCACGCCGCCGGCTCCTCAGTGTAGGGCTTCAGCTCGAACAGCACGCCCGGCTCGGCGATAGAGTTCCGGAGCAGCCGGACGATGCCGAAGGCAAGCTGCTCCCCCGAGTCGCCCGCCAGCAGCCCGGCATCGACCAGGCCGTCGATCGCCGGCTTGATCGACGCGACGAGGTTGTCGACGTCGCGTTGGCGACGGTCGGGCGGGAAAAACGAGATGTCCACCGTCACGGGCGGCGTCAGCGCGGTGCGCAGGCCGTGCGTGTTCATGTAGTTGCGCGCGAGCGCGAAGCAGTGGTCGCGATACGCCGTGACGGCGCCCGTCGCCCGCCCGCTGCGGTCGCGACCGCGCAGGCGCTGCCACGGCAGCTTGCGCGCGCGGTTCGGGTTCGCCTCGGGCGGCGGCCACGGGAGGGTGAGCGTCGCGGTCGTCATAGCAGCTGCATCTGGTCCGCGTAGGCGTGGAACGTCGGGAAGAGCCGAAGCACGCTGTCCTCGTGTTCCATGGGCACCCACCAGGCGTGCTTCGATTTGTCGAAGTAGACGCCCGGCACCTCGCGCTTGAACGCCGCGTTCGCCCCTTCGTCGTAGACGAAGGCCAGCCACCAGCCGCGCTCCCCGTTGGCCTTCGTCGCCCGGTAGGCGCCGATGATGTCGACCGCGATGCTCATGCCCCGTACGTCTGCTCGCGGAAACGCTGCGCGCCTCGCGCTCTGGGCGAACAAGGCGCCGAGGTCGACGGCCGCATTTAGTCCCGACGGCTTCACCTGCTCCAGCACGTCGCGATAGGGCTGGCAGGCGTGGTGGCCGGTCCCGTCGCCCGCGTCGAACCAACGGGAGAGCGTCTCGGACCATCGGGCACTCGTGGTGAGCCACCACGAGAACGTTGCCGCCGTCCTTGTCGATCTGCAGGTAGAGCAGGTCCGAGCGGCCGTCGTCCCTGGCGATCCACCCGTAGATACAGACGGACGGGTGGTTCGGCCATGCGACGCCACGGTCCCAGTTGATTTCGAGGCCTGGCGGCAACGGCGGTACCCAGGGTTCGCTCATGCCGTTGCTCCCTTCCGGCTCTGGCCCAAGGCCCTGGACGGAGATCTGCAGCGGCTGCAGCGAGCGACCGAACGTCAGCACGCTCAGGTCGATGTGCCGGCCGAGGGCAACGGCCAGGCGCTCGCGCCAGGTCAACTGCCACCGCGTGTAGACGACGCCATCTTCGGAGACGTGCGCCGGCAGGGGTTGGTACTCCGGCTGATCCTTGGCGATGACGAAGGCCTCGCCTGGGGCGCCGATCGGTTCGACAGGTTTCATCGCGTTGCTCCTTCTGGGAACTGCTCGAACGTCTCCCCGTCGAGCTCGCGGCCGCGGCCGGGGAAGCGGTCAGACGATTGCTTGAAGAACACCGGCACGGATGCCGCGCCGAACGACCCCAGCAGGTCGCGCGCCCAGTCGATGTCCATGACCCTGCACGCCGGCCCCGACTCGCCGCCGATGATGCCCCAGTCGATCGCCCGGTAGCGGCGCGGCATCAGCCATCGGTTGAGATCGAGCGGCCCGAGCAGCGGCTCACAGGAGACGAAGCGCACCGCGGCCGGGAGGGTGAGCAGGACCGGAATGCGCTCCTCTGCCCACCACTGGTTCTCCACCGACACGCCGAGCCAGAGGTTCGGTAACGGCCACATGTCCGAAGCGAAGACGCCGCCCAGGGTGTCGAGGAACTCCTTCGCCTCCCGTGGGCGCTTCGTGAGCACCTGGAATGTATGGTGGTGCGCGATCGCGATCTGTAGGAAGACCTCCCGGAGCAGCTCGCCCGGGATGGTCGGGTGGAACACGTCCGTCATGCTGCCCAGGAAGATGCGCGCCGGCTTCCGGCGGCGCACCAGGGCCCCGAGTTCGCGCTCGTCCAGGCGCCACTCGATGTCGTCGACGTTCGCCGGCAGGTACGGCACCTCGTTCCCCCAGCGCTTGTTCAACACCTCCGCGTAGCAGTGCGCGCAGCCCGGGCTGACCTTGGAGCACCACCAGCCGCGCTTCCCGTCGCTCTTCCGCACCGCATAGAGCGGGTTGCTCGTCAGGTCGCACCAGCCGATCGACGTGCGGCTAGGCATCCGGCGTTAGGTTGTCCAGCTCGACGCGCAGCTCTCTCGCCGCCGTCAGCGGGTCCAGCTCGAAGAGCGGCATCTGTTCGAACGCCTGGTGCGCGACACGCAGGTCGTGCGTATAGGCGCCATAGCGGCGTAGCTCGGCAGCGAAGCCCGTGAACTCATGGGGGATCAGCACCGGCTCCCCGTCCTCGTCCTCCCCGACGTGCAGCATCTCGTGGTACAGGATCGCCTCGACCAGATAGCGCGACGCCTTCGCGTCGCGCAGGTGGTCAGCGGCCAGCCAGATGATGAACCGCGCCGGGCAGAAGTGGGCGAGCAGCCCGCGCACCAGGACGCACTTGCCGAGCACCGCCTTGCCGTCACGCGTCCCGCCCTTCTGCTTCCACAGATAGGCGACGTCGAACGTCCGGTGCGGCTGCAGGTCGAGCTCGTAGGCCTCGAGCAGCGCGGTCGCCATCCCGTCCAGGTCAGACGCCGCGAAGTAGGCTCCGTTGAAGAGCTCGTCAAGGGGCAGGAAGTACGGGGCGTCGGGGTCGCCTCCGTTCACGAGCTGGCGCGGGCGGGGTGGGGCTTCAGTCGTCATCGTCATGCTGGTACGTGCCTCCTTGCGTGTTCTCGTTCCTCAGTCGGAGTCCTCGTCCGGCCGCGGTGGTCGAGGCGGCAGGGGAGTTGGAGTTGCGCCTCCTCGTCGGCAGCGTCATCCGCCTTGAGCGCCGGCGCTCCCACCAGGCGCCGGCCATCGCACCCAGCGTCGCGACCGCCGCCGCGTTGAGGCCGAAGGCGACCGACCACGGGATCGGGATGGCGTCCATCACGCTATCAGCCGGTACCAAGTGCGGGCCCACGCGGCGGCCGCCACCGCGGCCCAGCCCATCGCGAAGAGCACCACCGCGATCGGACCGAGGAAGATCAGCGCCGGCAGCGCGACGTCATCGGGGGCGACCGCGTAGCGCGGCTCTCGCTCCTCCCAGTACTCCGTCTTGACCTGTTCGGCTTGCGCGATAGCATCCATGCCCGAACCCTCCCGCTAGTCGTCGAGCCCTTCGTCGTCGTCCTCGCCGCCCGAGCCCAGCGCCAGGCGATCACTCTCCATCAGCGTGGCGCCGAATCCCGGGAGCAGGTCCTGGTCTTGCGGCTGGATCGTCACCGTCACCTTCCGCCGACCGAGCAGAGCGCCGACGCCGACGAGCTGTGCGTACTGCAGCTGTCGCCCCTGGAGGTCGGCGAGCTCCCGTTCGTACTCCTCGACGGAAGCGTTCCAGGCCTTGCACTCCTTCTCCCAGATCCGGTGCTCCGCCTCGTAGAACTTCTTGCGCTTGGCGAAGGCAGCGTCGGTTTCGTCCTCCGCCTTTGTCGGGGCGTCGGGCTCCCGCCCGGGTTTGCTCCAGTTTCCCGGCTCTTTGGGCGGCTCCGGCATGTCGATGCGCAGGGTGACGTTGAGCCCGCCGCCCTGAACGCCGTTGTAGGTGTCCTTCGGGCTCACGATCTCCGTCTTCGTCACCAGGCCGGTGAACTTGAGAATCGTCCGCTGCGTCCCGTCCTTCTTCGTTCTCGTCGTCTTGGCTGGCATTCGTGACTCCTTTCTTGCCTCACCCTCGAGGGGTTGATCCTCCGTCCGCATAGTCAGCGAGCGGCGAGTAGCGCGCGTGCTGCCGGCGCACGTCGCCGAGGTACAGGTCGACGTACTTCCTCGTCGTCGCGAAGTTCCGATGGCGCATGATCCGCTGCAGCGACACCGGGTCGCCGCCCTTGAGCAGGTAGAGGCGGGCGAAGGTGTGGCGCAGCGTGTGGGGCCCGCCGCCGCAGCCGGCCGCCGCCATGAGACGGCGGACCGTCACCTGCACGCCCGAGAACGTGAGCGGCTCGCCCGTGCGCTTGTTCAGCCACAGCTCCGGCCGGCCCGTCGCCGGCAGCCGGCGGATCGCGTCGTAGGTCTCCGGCAGAATGGGGACCTCCGAGCCGCCCGTCTTCCCCTCGTCGGGTACGGCCAGCCCATACCACACGCGCTCGCCGTCGTTGTCGAACAGCAGGTCGTCCCAGCGCAGCCGCGCCGCCTCGCCTACGCGGAGCGCCGCGTCGAGGAGGACGCGAATCAGCGCATAGTCGCGAGGGCCCCGCTTCCTCGCCACCCAAAGCAGGCGCTGCATCTGTGCCTCGCTCAGGGTGCGCATGAGCTTCGTGCGGATGCTCGGCTGATGGATCGTCGCCATGGCGTCCACAGCGCCGAAGCGCTCGCCCGCGAATCGGTACAGCATGCGCAACGCCGCCCAGACGTTCTTGCGCGAGCTGTCGCTCAGCCCCTCGGGCGCGCGAGGCCTCGGCTCCCGCAGGGAGGCGAGCAGCGCCTCCAATGGCTCGGGCGATGTCGGGAGCGTCTCGTGCGCGTCGATCAGGAACCGGAGCATGTAGCGCAGCCACGATTCGTATGCGGCGCTCCGCCCGGTCGCGCGCCGGTTGGCGATCATCGCCTCGACTACGTCCTCCGTTCGCAGCCGGGAGCGTCGTGGCCTCGGCGCCGCCATCACCTGCCGTTGTGGGAAAGACCGAAGACCTGCCATAGTTGCCCTGGTGCTCGATTAACGTCGCGATCCCTCTCGAATTTCACTTCCGCGAAAGCAAGATAGGCAGCGCGCGTACGCGCGACCGCGGCGGTCCGTCCTGACCTCGTGCGTCGTTTCCTTTCGGCAGTTGCCGCAGTGGCGCCGCTGATGCGCGCGCGACACCAGCTTGCCGCCGACGGGGCAGTTGGGAGCGTGCGGCTCCCCGTCTGCGTCGTACAGCTCGCCGTGGCGGGTGACCAGGTCGGCGCCGCAGCCGCGGCACACTGTCATCCGTCCGGGCTCACTAGTCGACGACCTGCCGGGCCGCCTCAGCGAGGCAGTCGTGCACGCGCTGGATGTGCACGTGGAACTCCCCGGGCGGGACGACGTGCGTGCCGTGCTCCTCGTGCGTGAGCGGCGCCGGCGCTTCGACCGTCATCACCCGGTTCCCGCCCTCCCCCGCCATGAGCACGCTGTGGGGCGCGCGAATACGATGCGCGTGTCCTGTCGCCTCGCCCAGGGCGAGCACGACATCGCCGGCGACAGGCTCCGGCGTCAATCTCGCTGAGAATGCGCATCCGATACACTCGCCCTCCCTGATCGGCACCAGCCAAACGTCGCCTTGCCTGATCACGTCCATTGTCGGTCTCCTTCCCTACGACTCGTGTACCACGAGCTTCTCGCGAGCACTTGATGGCAGCCCGCCGGTCCACCGCCACGCGTCCTCACACGAGCCCATGTCCGCTGCGGGCGGCACTGGCAGGATGTAATTGCGCCCCGTGGAGGGGCAAACGACCCGCAGCGCCACGATGACGCCGCCCGCGACGCCGGGCATCGGCAGGCGCACGAGCTGACGAGGGTTGCCGCTCCGGTCGATGTCGCGATCGATCTCTTCGGCTCCTTCGCACCGCTCAAGGAACGCCTCCATGCCGCCTATGCGCTCGATCATCGCGCGGGCGATCTCGGCGTTCGGTTCGGCCATGATGCGCTCCGACGTGATCGACGCAGGCCGCTCGATCACGTCGTCGGGGACGAGCACGCCGCGCCAGAAGAACGCTCGCTCGCCGCCGCGGATCTCGAACGCCGGACCGTCGGCGCAATGCAACCGCTCGTCGTTGCAGACCAGGCGCGGTTGGGGCATCCAGATCACGGCCCCGTCGCAGAGCCAGTACAGCCAGACGCCTAACTCAAGCAGCTCCAACGTCGGGAGCCACGTATCGTATACGGCGCGATCGGTGGTGGTGCTGCGTGAGTCAATGCGCAACGACGCGTTCTCCGCCGCTCCTACCGCGTACATCGCGTGCCAGGGCACTTCAATGCACCACCAGTAGGCGTCGCGGGCGTCGCGGGCGTCGAGGGCGGCGAGGGCGGCGAGGGCGTCGCGGGCGCCGAGGGCGGCGCGGGCGGCGCGGGCGACGCGGGCGGCGAGGGCGGCGCGGGCGTCGCGGGCGTCGAGGGCGGCGAGGGCGTCGCGGGCGTCGAGGGCGGCGCGGGCGTCGAGGGCGACGCGGGCGGCGAGGGCGGCGCGGGCGTCGCGGGCGGCGCGGGCGGCGCGGGCGTCGCGGGCGGCGCGGGCGTCGAGGGCGGCGAGGGCGACGCGGGCGGCGCGGGCGGCGCGGGCGGCGCGGGCGGCGCGGGCGGCGAGGGCGGCGCGGGCGTCGCGGGCGGCGCGGGCGTCGAGGGCGTCGCGGGCGTCGCGGGCGGCGAGGGCGTCGCGGGCGTCGAGGGCGGCGAGGGCGGCGAGGGCGTCGCGGGCGGCGAGGGCGGCGCGGGCGGCGCCCGCGACGCGGGCGGCGAGGGCGTCGCGGGCGGCGCGGGCGTCGAGGGCGGCGAGGGCGGCGAGGGCGTCGAGGGCGGCGCGGGCGTCGAGGAATGTGTGCGCTGTGATAATCTCGGTAGGCGCTGGCTGCTTGAGCGCAGCATAATGCCGCTGGAACGCCG